AGGTTTAAGTGAAAAAGGGAACCGATTTAACGAAGGCGTTTCCTCAACGCAACCTCGATGTCGTTCTCAAACAGGTCGAAAACCGCCATGACTTCCCGGTTGAACCGCATCTTCCAGCGCCGGTTCCACCAGTTCCTATGCATCTGCATAAAGTTTGCCCTAAACTTTTCTGTTCGCCTTAAAAGTCCTGATCCATCACAGCTAAAACATTCGATTACTTTCATCCCTGTTGAGATCTCTCCTTTTCCGTTGCATCGTGGACACATATCACTCATGACTGCCTCGCGTAACGCAAGCGCTGCCAGCCTCTTAGGGAAATCTTTGTTTGGAAACTTCCATCCTAGCCCTAGTATATGTTTGTAGACATGAAATAAAACTGGTATAAAATAATTTTGCTGACCAGCATACTTGAGCCTAGCATACTTGGAGACAATATCGTCAACGCCAGACAAGACCATAGCCATATCTTGCCAAGGCATTCTTGGCGAGGGCCAACTCATTGCTGACTTAGGGTTGAGCGACTTGAAGTTTTCTTTTGATACTCTTCTCAATGGAAAGACCTTTGAATATTTTTCTTGTAGGTTTTCTTTCTAAGCTATTATCTATCTCTCCAGTAGAATGGTAATGTCGAAAGATTTTACAGGCTATGTTGTTGAAGGAGCAATTATGATAAAAGTCACATATTCGACACGGTGTGTCAGTCCTCCTCATCATCTCCTGCCATTGATAGTCCGTCATTTCTTCTCTTTATAGGTCGAACAGGGTAATGAAATCCTTCAAGGGTATAATTCTTTCCCTCGTTAATTTTCTGAACCAGAGCTGGGCTAATGCCCCACTCACTTGCGATTTCACTAAATGTACGACCTTCCCTTAAATCTATGCGTATCTCTTCTGCTTCGTCTTCGGTTAGTTTTTTAGGAGCCATTTATGTAAGGGGGTGTGTCCCAGCTTCGCTGTGATCCTTCCCTCGATGACCATTCTCCCTCAACTTCCCATAACGGAGCAACCTTATCCTCGTTCTCCATAGGAATACAAATTGCGTTTATAGAAACCACTTCACCATATATATTCTCCCCCTTGTAATCTTGTGAGTACATAGGGGGAGCTGTAATCTTAGCGACATATCCCATTTCAGACAATATATCCACTGTTTCTTTTCTGTTCTCCATCCTGTCCATCTCAACATACAGAATCGGGCGGCATTTTGTTAGGGTTGTCAAGGCACCCTTCAGAACTTGGAGCTCCATCCCTTCTACGTCAATTTTTATAAAGTCACAATACGGTAGCATCATGTCATCAATCCGGCATATCGCTACGAGTTCTCCGTCTTCGACGCTCTTTATTTGGAACCCACCAAAATTATTCTCGACTTCATAATTAGGGATTGGAACTTTTATCAGCTCTTGTTTCTCTCCAACCCCAAGCTGTCTGCAGTCAACATTCTGTATGTCGTTTAACGCCATGTTAGCGCACAGGGTTTGGAAGATGAATCTCTGTGGCTCAAAAGCAGTGACATGCTTCGCGTTCCTTGCAAACCACAGGGTGTGCGTCCCTATATTAGCCCCCACATCGATAACTATGCTGTCCTTATTCACATACTGAGCAAATATTTTCTTCTCTTCTAATTGATAATGCCCATACTTTTCTATGGATCTGCCAATGTATTTATCATTGGGGCTATAGAGGATTCTACCATCCTCCGTTTCCTTGAGGGTGTTAATCATTTAGTGTATCCAAAGAAAAAATCTTTAGCCAAATTTTTATTGGTGAATTTTTTGGAGTCGAGCAGGTGAGAGTAGGTTGTAAATCCACCCTCAGTTCCATCCAGATAAATCGTCTTAGTTTTTTGAAGTTCGTAGATATCAAGGCTGCGAGATTCTGGTCGCCATATCCCTTCAAATCCTTCCTTGTTAAACTTCTCTGGTTTAGCCATTCAATAGCTCCTTAACAAACTCGATTGCACTTCCGTTTTTCACATGGGTAGGCCCAAACCTAAACACTTTCCATCCTGCTTTGGTCGCAAGGTTGTACTTCTCACAGTCTTTCTCAAACCCTGCTGGATTTGTGTGCCTAGACTTATTCCATATTCCACCTTCTATCTCTACGGCAACCATCTCCCTAACCCAAGCGAAATCGAACCGAAACCTTCTCTTCTTTAAAAATTTATATTCCTTTTCAAAGGCTGGGTTCCCTTCTGAGTCAAAGAGAAGTCCAGCCTCACTTAGTTGGCTCAAAAATAACTCTTCTAACCAAGATCCCTTTCTACTCAATGTCTCGTATCAGCGTTGGAGTGGGTGCTCCGCGTGATGCCTTGAAAGAGAATGCCGCACCACTAAACCATATCTGCAATGATGGATGGGCAGGATCGTATCTGTTTTTAACACAACGCAACCGTCCATCCGGTCTTGCAAGCCAGTCTTCATTGTCTGGTTGCCTCTGAATTTCTTCAGCTTTCTTCACATTTTTCCACACGATAAAAGCATAGTCTGCCAAGTCTGCAATCTCACTGCTTCCTTTGATATCCATCTTATCGCCCATCTTCTGCTCTGACTCACCTTTCCTCATATGGGCAACCAAGTGTACTTGAAGGTTGGTCGCTTTAGCTGTCTGCTTCAACATCCTAACAAAGTTCTTCTGCGTAAGGTAGAGGTTTTCCTGATTAGCGTTCAGATCAATCATCATCAACGAATCAATGACGACCTGAGTAAACTCATTGGCAGCAGCCCACCTACATAACGCAATGACTTCTCTAGCTGAAACATGCTCCTCTTTTCCATAAATAGCGATCTTACCAGTTAAATATTTCATTGCATACAAAGCGGCCTTTCTGGTTGGTTGGCCCACCCCAAGAGATTGTTTGATCATCCTCTCTACTTGAACCTTGAATGCCATCTCTGGCGACCAGAATAAAATTTTCTCTTCCTTGTCCGTACACTTACCCGCTGCCCACCACAGACAAAACTGCTGAACCAAAGCTGACTTACCATGACCATTCACACCAGCCCAGATAGTCAGAGTTCCGGGCAACAACCTTAAATCGTTTTCATATAAACAAGGAATCCAACACCCTGATTTCTTGTTCCTGCCCTCAATCCATTCAAGGGTTTCATCCATAAAGTCTGTAGGGTTGTAAATATGACCTTCCATGTCAGTGGCTTCCATGAACTTCTGAAGATCAGGCGTGATTAAAAATGTCATGAGTCTCCCTCATTATAGTCAATAAATAAAATTCTTTTACGATTCTTTTATGGAGCACCACTGTAGTGTCTACCCTGAACACCACTGTGGTGCCTACTATCCAATTCATACACGCTTGAATGTCCCCTTCTTGTTCGGCGCTTCAACACACCAAGCTCCACCATCTCGCAAATCATCTTACCACAGTACCGTGGCGTGTGACCACAGCGTGTGCTGATCTCCTGCCTAGAGGGGAAGTGCGGAGACGGGCAGCTTAATATCGCTGTCAAGACCCGTAAATGCCCCGCACGGAGACGATGGTCTTTGATGACGTAGAGGGGTACAGCCCCCCAAAACCCATCCACCACCAAGCGCTCCCTGCCGCTACCATTGTCCATTCCAATAATTCCTCGCCCGAATATTATCGACGGCAATCTGAATCTCTTCGTTCTCTGCCTCTAGTATTGACTGACCTCGATCAGGCAACCATGGGTTATACCACCACTGGCACCAATCAGGCATCTCGTCATCAGCCTCAGCCTTACACACCACGCAAGTTTGTTTCATATGAGTCTCCATTGGTAGAATGAATACTTGTTCTCGCACCCCTTCCTATTGATCTTCAGTTGGATCTTGCCTGACAGAGTTAGGAGCGTCCTGTATACTCCACTCTTGGACAACCCAGACAGACCCATCAACTCATGCATCCTAACGTCACACTCCCCCTTGTCATCCACCTTGTGGAGCAGAGACAAGCCCACCATCTTTTCGGCAGTCGTGAGGGACTGAGCCCTCAGAAGACGGGTCTGCAGAATCTCTTTCTTCTCCTTGAACGTAAGCATATTCAACCCTTTCTCTGTTAATGTGGGGTCTATTATACACCTTTCAAATGGGGTAGCAACCCCCCTCAGAATAGTGTATACTGAGCTCATGAAAAACGCGGGAAAGCGCTATCTGGCATGGGTTAAAAAATATCCCTGCATAGCTTGCGGATCATCAGAATCAGAGCCTCATCACCTCCGCTCTCAAGCCTTGGGTGCTGGCATGGGATTGAAGGTTGCTGATGTATTTGCTATCCCCGTCTGTAGGGCTTGCCATCAGGAGTGTCATGCTTTAAACTACTCCCGCGAGGACCAATTCAGATGGACACTAATGACAATCAAGAGGGCAATCAACGACGGAGTTATACAATTGTTTCCATCGTGAAGCTTATGGTGGACATAGCTCCAGAACACGCTACCCTAGTTAGGATAGCAGCCCAGATAATAGAGAACGAGATGAAGGACACCTTTGACGAAGCCAACTACCAAATCAGTGAAGACCCTCCGGTTGGGTTCTCAGCGAAAGTCGAGAGCGTCTCTCTCGTAGAGAAGAAGGACATCAACTGATGGAAAAGATACGTTTTGTCCTGACTCACCCCGACATAACGGCTAGGGCAATAAATTGGTTGGTAGATTACGATCACCGTGAGGAGGTTGCAGAGCTAACAATCAAGCCATACAAAAAGAATAGAAGTCTTGAGCAGAACGATATGTTCCATGGGTGGTGTGGCACAATAGCAGAGAAGACAGGTCACTCTAAGCAAGAGATAAAACAGATCATGGTGGAATCAACCTTTGGAACTGAAGAGTTTCTTAACCTACAAGGACGTACTAGAACGAGGTTGAAGGAAACTTCAGGGATGACGGTAGGGGAAATGTCTGAACTGTTGGAGAGGACAATTCAAATTGGAATCGAACTAGGGGCTGAAGCCCCAGAGGTGAGATATGGGTAGCGGAAATGGAGCAGAGGTTGAGGCGTTAGGGCCAATGGAAGAGCCAAGAGAAGATGCTTTCAATTGGCAAGAGGCTCAGAGACAAGACGAGGCAGAGGTGAAGGAGATTCGCAGCAAGAAATCTCCAGCACAGATAGTGGCTCGTAGGGATTTCCTGAATGCCTTGGTTAAAGAGAATGGTCTAATTCCAGACGAAGACATTCACAAGCTGCAACGTGGCGGGAAGGTTATCCCCATCATCAAGCGTACTGGCATTGAAAAGATTCAGTACATGAATCGAATCACCGTGACGTTTGAAGAGAAGATTCTTGAAAGGGACTTTGCAGTTATCAAAGCAACCGCTGAGATGGAAGGACAATACGACACCTTTCGCATAGAAACATATGGAAGCGCCCTCTTTGGTAAAGGCGGCAACTGCACTAACAATTACCTTGCTGAGATGGCGGAGAAGAGAGCTTACGCTAGGGCGGTACTGAAGGTGACAGGAGCATACAAGTTTGGTGTGTACGCAGAAGATGAGTCGGATGACTTCAAGAAAACCTGATGAACGATTGGCCCTTACAAGAATCAGACATCAGTGAAGATGTATGCAAGAGGTGTGCTCTGTGCTGCTCTATGGATCTAAGGCCGGGATGGGCAGACCCTAGAATGATGGACGCTCTCAAAGTCATGGTGGAAAAATCACCGGACATTGAATTCACAGGACAGGGCATACGCATTCAATGTTCTCACCTAAGAAAAACCAAGGTTAGTAACGTAGTAGCCAACGAATTTTGGGAGTGCTCCATTTACGATAAACGACCACAGCTATGCAAAGATTTCAACTGTGTTAGCTGGGCAAAGGTGAGCAACAACAGGGATCAGTACAACAGGGTTCTTAAAAAATTGGGAGTAGATTGATATGGGACACTGGTACGACAAGGACGGTAACCCTCGTCACATAACAAACGGACGAGCCACTACCTTGCGTGATGCGAGAAAGCATAATCTCGTTCCGTCTGTTTCTACTGTGTGGGGAGACATGGTTAACAAACCCATGCTGCACAGATGGAAAGAGAATGGGATGATGGAAGCGATGTATAACGGAGACGGTTGCATAAACTGCGACGAGGAGAACCTCTTTGAAGCTAGAGAGAGATCGGCTAGAGATGTCTTCTACGCGATGCAACAAGATACGCAGGACAGAGGAACAACTGTTCACGATGCCCTAGAAAAAAAATTTAAGGGAGAAAAAATTCCTGCTGGGTTCTCAGAGATTTGTAACAATGTTGAAGAGGCGTTGGATAGAGTATGCGGCAAGCAGACTTGGGTGCCAGAAAAAACTTTCGCTCACCGTGAAGGCTATGGTGGAATGGTTGATTTACATTCGGAAAAATTTTGTGTAGACTTCAAGACCAAGGCGCTTGACCCTGACAAGGAAGTCATCATTAAGAAAATGATTTACCCTGACCACGGAGTACAACTAGCAGCTTATGATTATGGGCTGGGAAACAGTGGCAGGACTTTAATAAATTTGTTCATCGACGTTAACAGCCGTCGAGTGTACGAATGGGAGCATGAAAATCCAGAATACAATCTGGAATGTTTTATGGCAGCTCTCAAGTTGTGGAAGTTGATGAAGAAGTATGACCCTAAATGGTATATAATGTGAGGAATATATGAATCTGAATAAAGTGTTTTTAGTTGGTCGGCTTGGTGCTGACCCTATCGAAAGAGAGACAGCGAAAGGAGAATCGGTTCTGAATATGTCTTTAGCCACCAATTCTGGTTGGGGGGAAAATATAAAAACTGACTGGCACAAGGTGGTTGCCTTTGGTAAGGTAGCTGCTGGAGTTGGGGGCGCTGGGTTAGTTAAAGGACAAGAGCTCCTCATTGAGGGTCGTATCTCTTACGGCAAGTACACGGACAAAAATGGTGTGGAAAGAACATCCTCTGACATCATTGCATCTAAGGTTGAGTTTGGCTCAAGAGGGAAAAGCTCAAGCGAACAAAAAAGCATTCGTCGTGGAGAGGACGATAACATACCCTTCTAATAAGTTAGTAGGGGTCACGGGTGGTTATCCCCTTCCCTCAACCATCTCTCCCTAGCCCGTGGCTCCTACTAATTCCCCCTCTTGGAAAGAGGATGAGACTCAGTTAAAGATCGCATACCATGGGGCGCGATCAATATGGGAGAAGAGGTTTGAAAAAGTTCCAGATGGAAGGGAGACTTGGGATCAGTGGTTTGAGAGGAGATACGGGATGAGCCTTTATGACTTCTCAATTTGGGCTAACGAGAATAATCTTGGGGAGAGATTTAAAAGATGAATGAGTATCAGAAGTTTATACATAAGAGCAGGTATGCTCGTTACATAGAGGCAGAGGGCAGAAGGGAAACGTGGGAAGAGACAGTCAATAGGTACTGTGACTTCTGGGAAAAGCCATTACCTGATGAGGTAAAGCAAGCGATTCTGGATATGGAGATCATGCCTAGCATGAGGGCTTTAATGACTAGTGGGCCAGCATTATCCAGAGACAATATGGCTGGATATAATTGTTCCTTCATAGCCGTTGACCACGTTAGGGCGTTTGACGAGAACCTTTATGTTCTGCTTTGCGGGACAGGAGTTGGCTTCAGCGTGGAGAGGCAATTCATAAGCAAGCTCCCTGATGTATCCGATTCATTCCATGACACAGACACTACCATCGTGGTGCGGGACAGTAAGATAGGTTGGGCAAGCGCCCTACGGGAGTTGATCAGCCTACTGTATCAGGGCATGATCCCAAAGATAGACTACTCTAGGATTCGTCCTGCTGGCTCACGACTCAAAACTTTTGGGGGAAGAGCCTCTGGGCCAGAACCCTTGAAGAGATTGTTTGTTCAATATATTAGAATCTTTCAGAATGCGAAAGGAAGAAAGCTCACCAGCCTAGAGTGCCATGACCTTCTGTGCTTTAACGGAGAGGCTGTGGTTGTAGGTGGCGTAAGGAGAGCGGCAGAGTTAAGCCTAAGCAACCTGACAGACGAGAGGATGCAACGAGCTAAGATGGGGCAGTGGTGGATAGAAGAGCCGCAACGAGCCCTATCGAATAACTCTGTCTGCTATACAGAAAAGCCAGACATGGGAATATTCATGAGGGAGTGGGTTGCTCTTTACGAATCAAAGAGCGGAGAGAGGGGTATATTTAATCGACAGGCAGCTAAAGATCTTGCTCCAGAAAGGAGAGACACAGACCACGAGTTTGGCTGCAACCCCTGCAGCGAGGTGGTACTTCGTAGTTGCGGTTTGTGCAATTTATCAGAAGTTGTGCTTAGACCTAATGACACGATAGATTCTGTATTAAGAAAAATAAAATTGGCAACAATCCTTGGTACTTATCAGTCAATGCTTACTGACTTTAGATATGTGCGTCCGGTTTGGAAGAGGAACGCAGAAGAAGAAAGACTCCTTGGCGTAAGCTTTACTGGGGTGTTTGATTGTCCAACCATGCTTAACGCAACCCCCGCTACGCTTGAAGCCATGAAGCTACATGCTGTAGAAACAAATAAGGCATGGGCTAAAAAATTAAAGATCAATCAGTCTGTAGCTGTAACCTGTATCAAACCATCTGGAACAGTTTCTCAATTGTCTGGTGTTGCTGGCTCTGGTCTTCACCCCTCCTACTCCAAGCATTACATCAGGAGAGTAAGGCAGGATATAAAAGACCCTTTGAACACAGCTTTAATTGATGCGGGTATTACTTACAGTGTTGACCCGTATAACAAAGATGCTCTGGTCTTTTCGTTCCCTATGAAAGCGCCAGCTAAATCAATCACGAAAGATAAGGTTGGAGCCATAGAGCATTTAGAAATATGGAAAAAATTTGCAATGCACTGGTGCGAACACAAGCCAAGTGTTACAATCTATGTCGCAGAAGATGAATGGTTTGCTGTCGGCTCATGGTGTTGGGAAAACTTTGACATAGTGAGTGGAGTAAGCTTTCTTCCCAAGGCAGATGACGCACACATATATGAAGCGGCTCCATACGAAGAGATAAACCCAGAGGAATACTCTAGCATGAAGTCAAACTTTATTATTGATTGGGACAAGGTTGTTGAGGAAGAGGACAACACAATAGGCAGTCAGGAACTAGCCTGTCTAGCAGGAGCTTGCGAGATATGACAATACGATGGCTGTGTAATGAGTGTGGGCATGAGATATCAGAGGATGATGATGAGCCCATTGAGTGCGAGAAGTGTGGGAGCTTTGATATAGAGGACGCTCAAGAGGATGACGGCGAAGGATGGTTTGCTGAAATCCCAGAGGTGGGTTAATGAAACTACTCATCATCCCAGACCCACACGCCAACCCTGACTACGATAACGATAGGTTCAAAGCGTTAGGTAAGTTCATCATGCATGAGAAGCCAGAGGTCATTGTTTGTCTGGGCGACATGGCTGACCTACCCTCTCTGTCCTCATACGATAGAGGGACCAAAGGATTTGAGGGGCGCAGGTACAGAAAAGATGTAGAGGCGACCCATGAAGCACAGGTTCTTCTCTTCTGGCCTATGGCGAAATACAACGAAAGGCAAAGGAAGAATGGAAAGAAACAGTATAGACCAGATCTTTATATGTGCCTTGGGAATCATGAAGACAGAATAAACAGAGCTGTTAATTCTCAGGCAGAACTTGAGGGGACAATAGGGATTGAAGATTTACACTATGAAGATTTTGGTCCGGGGATGGGATGGAAAGTCATCCCCTTCAAGGAATGTTTAACCATACAGGGAATAACCTTCTCACACTACTTCACTACTGGCGTGTCAGGTCGGCCCATATCTTCAGTCCATCTGGGTCATACTCTAATCAGCAAGCTGCATTGCTCTGCTGTGCAAGGACACTCTCATCTGTATAACCATGCGGAACATACTAGACCTGATGGGCAAAAAATATTTGGCTTGTCAGCAGGATGCTACTCCCACCCAGACTACTCAGAGTCATGGTGTAAGGACACAGAGCACCAATGGTGGAGGGGGGTAGTGATTCTTGATGGCCTTGATGGAGAAGGATACTACGATGCTGTGAGAGCCATTACACAGAGAAAGATTTTGAAGGAGTTTTCTTAGGAGGGGTTATGCTAACCACGCACCCCACAGGGAAAGCGTGTATCCCGTAGTAGTCCCCCTTCTCATCACGAGTGTTAGCAAGCTTAACGACCTTATCAGTTTGAAGTATAAGCCAACCAGTCGTCCATAAGGTGGGTGGGTTAACCTCTTCTGCTTTGTCCCACCCAGAAGATTCAATCGTATCGATCCATTCAACGGTGACCAGTTTAGGTTTCACCCAGCACCTCATCTACTTTATTGATTAGTCTATCCCTCAGCTTGTTCATTCTCTCCTGAAGAACATCTATTCTTTTTTCTTTCGCGTCACTACTCATCATTCGATTTCGATTGATTGCAGCCCTAGCCTTGTAGAGTTTTGTGATCGATCCCTCAGTGCTTTTCTTTAAACCGTTGAGCTGTGACAGCTTGTAGTCTGTTCCTTTCTTGAAAGAATTCCACTCACTACCTATCCCATAAGTCCTTCGTATCCCTGTGCTTACTCCGTCTGCGATTCGGATAGCCATAACGTATTCAGCATACTTCTCGTACCTGAACCCTCTCTTAGCGGCTGTCTCATCATAGAAGAACCTACGACCAAGAGGTATCTTGCTCCAGTTTAAATCACCAGTTTCTTTATGGGTTATTCTACCCGGTCCAATCCCCCACACCAAGTCATAACTTCTTTCCACAAATCTTCCCGCTGAACCAGCATAGGTTTCCCAGAAAAATTCTAGGATGTCAGGCTCAATGCTTGCGAACCCAGCCTCAACCTTTGAGCCTCCTGTCAGAGCATTCAAAGCGCGAGAGATTGTTTTAAACGTGCCACCAGTATTAGACCAGTACCTTTCAGAAGGTGGGTCTGCAGAACCATAAGCTGGGTCTTTGTATATAGGCCCACCAAAGAATGATTCGTTCATTGCCAAATCCAAAGCTGGATCTAGGAACTGAGGCGTTACGGTTTTAACTGCTGTCCCTATTACTGTGTCGCTACCACCCCATGAGAATGGGACGAAAGACTCAACGGATGCATTCAAAAGATTCAGGCTTGCCTTACCCGGCCCAACATGCCCCATCATCATTGCAGCAACCGTGTCCCCAAGGACGTAAGGGATGTTGTACCCATAGGGCAGAGGGATTTTCATGAAGGTATCAAACCCCGGAATGTAGATGTGCATCTGTCTCTGGCGCTGGTTGAGATCTACCTGCCGATATCTATTCACACCATCCTCGTCATCACCAGCTAAGAGGGCATTTATAATCCCGTTAGAAAAACCAAGAAGTGCAATGCTTCCCATGATCTTCTGAACACGAGTGAATCCTTTAGCCCCCACCATCCTTCCTTCTTCATCGTAGGACGGAGCTCTCCTCATCATTGCTTGGAACAAACGAACCGTTCCCTGAACACCAGCGTTAAAGAACAAGTAAAGAGAGTTAAAGGCTTGTGTCTTTTCACCCTTGTTGGAAAAGTTTACAGTCAGGTTTCTAGCAATATCAGCCGCCTTCATGTTGGCTTGTGTCTCAGTCATGCCGTTGTCCATCAACGCTTCTCTAGCATTCTTGAAAACAGAAAGACGAATGGTGTTTTCAAAGACAGCGTTATAGTCTCCCATAAACTCCAGCACTTTGTTTCTAAACCTACGAGCACCGTTAGGAGTAGTGTCCTTGATGTAAACATTCAGGCTCTTCTCAAACTCTCTCGCATCTCTGAACGCGAAGAAGTCTATACGCCCACCATTCTCAGAAAATAGTTCAGCCATTTTCGCCCACTCTGAATCAGTTTTCTTATCCCTGATGAACTCCTTCAAGCCAAACCCAGCAACCTTCAAATCTTTTACAACCTGTTTGGTTAACTGATTGGGATTGCTTATTCTCCTAATCGATCCTTCCTTCAGTTCAGACTGGAGGTTTGTCAGACCAGTCTGTATGTCACGAATAAAGTTAGTAAGAATAAATTCAGGACTCAGCGTGGTGTGTATTGCGCTAAAGAACCTATTGACCTGAGCAAACAATTGCATCATCACACCTGAGTCATTCATGTTACTTCTATTAAAAGCCTCACCAATTCTTTTGTCTCTACTAATGATGTGGTAAGTTTGCCCATCTGCCTTGAATGTGATGTGATGAGCTGGATCAGTGACCATGCTAGAGTAAAGACCCTCCATCAGAACCTCACCAGACTCAAACCCCTTAGCCTGTTTAAAAGCGTCTGGCGATAGAACCTGTATGTCTTTCTTTAAGTCATCTTCGTTCTCTCTGACCATTCTCGCAAACGCCTTTACCACCTTATTCTTTTCCGCTCTGTCAATAGCATAGTCAACTTGCATAACAGACCATGCCCAAGTGTTACCAGCAGGAGAATAGCGTCCCGTTCTATACTTGGACTCTAATCCTTGTACAGATATTGGTGAAGGCATCAGAGTCTCGCCAAATATTTCATCAGGAAGGGAGTCCCCTTTCTCTCGCAAGGGAACATAGGTTTCGCTATATTCTTTATCGGCAAGCCAAGACTCCAGTGACGGAACCCCGTCCTTCATGTCTTTTTCTCTAAGCAAGCCTTCATCCCTAAGAAGTATCATCCTGTAATTATTTATACTGTAAACCATTGTTGCAGCGTTGTGCAGATTTACCCATTGCTCATCAGTTAATTTTTTCTTCAGAACAACAAGCATGTTTTCCGCTACCGCATCAGAGATCCCAGACCCGTCTTCAACTCCGTTCTTCTTTTTTATTTTTCTGTTGGCGTGAGGAGCGTGACGAGCGTAAAGAAAATTGTGCAAGTCTTCTCCGTCTACCTTGTGCTCTTTCATGTAGTCAGCAAGACGATTCACATACTCATTGTGGAAAGATCTTCTTTTATAGTTGACAACATTCTTATACGCCCCATGGAAAAGAGAAGCCATGTTCTTTATGGACAGCTTCCCTCCTCTTCTCTCTATGGATTTCTCAAGAGTTTCAATGTCGTTAAAGTAATTATGAAACCATCTCTTAACATTGTCACCAACAAAAACTTGGTAGTCCTGCCCAGCTACTCTGCGTATCCTTCTTCCGCCAACCTCCAACTCTGGTTCTTGAGTTATGTTCCTTACGACAAGAAAGTTCTCTAGGAATGTTCTTGCGCGAGGCATGTCTCTATCTATCCAGTCTCCAACAAACCCTAGATTCATTGACCCAGCAACCTGACGAGACTCCCGAAGACCCGCAACCTCTTCGTTGACTTTGTTGT